CAAGTCAAATCTCAAATTTACAGAAGTTTCAGAATCTGTATTCAATAAATATCTCAATTTTTTATCAACAGAAAATATTCAGTGGTTAAATCATGCTCAAAGAGAGATTAAGTAATGCCCACATATACTTTTTGCTGTGATAAATGTAAGTATAAATTTGAGCTCTTTTTTTCTATACAGGCCTATAAGGACAAACAGGTTTGTGAAAAATGCGGATCGGTAGCGCAAAGGTCCTACGAGGATGACCTAGGATCGATCAATACCTCAATAAGATTAGCTGATTCAGAGATTAAAACACTGGACCATTTGGCAAAAAGAAATAACGAAAGATTTAGTGAGGATAAAAAACATCACCTATATGTAAAACATAATTCATATAAGGAAGGTTTTGATAAAAAGAAAGATTTACCAGTAGGAATGAGTAGAATACAAAAACCAAAATCTAAAATGAAATGGACAGATAATGGACCAACAAAAAAACGACGAACAGGCAGATGAATTAGAAAAGCTCATATATAAAATATATGATGGAGTCTCTCATTCGTCACTACATGATGATATGTTTTTGGAAGATAAAAAACTAATAGCTTGTAGACACGAAATAGTTATTGATGTAATAGCAAGCGTAATGGAAGAAGATGATACTGGAGAGCAAATAGGAACAAAGCATATTTGTAAACAAAACTACAGAATTCCAGTACCATCTAACAGAGACTATAATTTATTTATGAAGGCATTTTTTAATCATTTAGAAAAATCTATGAGTCAATCTTATGAAAACGCAAAAAATAACTGAAGTTAATGAAGACGATTTTATTATGAATCCTAAAGCTAAGGATCCCGTAGAAAATGAATACTACTGTTTAGTAGACACTGGAGACTTTATAGACACGAATAAAAACTCTAGACTTCTAGAAAAGAATACAGAAAAAGCCTTAGCAAAAAAGATTATTAGAGAAGATGGATCGATAAGATATTTAGTAAAAATCAATAATGCTGGAAAACTTTATAATCCAATATCTATTTATGGACAAGAAAAACCCAATACTTTTTTAGATAAAGTCTGCAAAAGCGATTCTAAATTTAAAGATGTTAATGCTAAGGCCTTCAGTTTATATATCAGTTTTTTGACTACTAAAAATTTATCTTATTTACATAATGCAGAAAGAGAGCTAGGATAATGGCAAAAATGTCCAAGACAAAAGAATACGCTATCAGATGGCTGTTTAGTCAACAACATACGGCAGAGTCAATAGCTAAAGAAATAGACGCACCAGAAGTATCTGTTCAATCAGTAATTGATAAACTAATTGCTGAAAATCCACCTAAACAAATTACTTCCCCAGACCTGATGATTAGACACACATCATCTAAAGGATTAAACTCTGTGTCTATAATGACCAGAGAAGCATCAGAGATGAACGACAGTACCAAGAAAACACAAGCTAATAAGGGAAGAGACCTAGATAAGTCAATCTATAGACCTAAAAAATAATGGACCACAAATATCCGTCTAAATATTCCAATGGTAAAACTGTATCAGCAGCACAGTTTATCACCGAGATAGTATGTGAAAATAAAGCGAGAAAAGATAAGTTAGATTTACATTATAGATTTTGGACTCACTCAACGTGGGCCTCATTCTATAGAAACCAGATTGCTTCTGCAAATAAGCTAGTTAAGCAATATGGCGCAAAGCCAATAATAAAAGCATTGCAGGATGACAAAGGGAAAAATATTTACTCTTTGCGTGCTCCTTTTCTTGTTCCTATCATAGAAAAGTACAAAGACCTTATAGACTCCGAAAATAAAGAACTTACTCTTGAAATAGACAGAAATGCAAAAACGTCGTTTAGACAACCAACCCATAAGCGTAATATAATATCAAAATTAAAGGACTTAGATAATGAGTAGTCTTAAAGAAGATGTGAAAAAGAATTTTGGTGATAATGTGATGTTAACAGCAAATGCTGTTATCGATAAGTCTTTAGTTACTATCCCCGTTAGCCCAGCATTAGACGTTGTATTGAACGGAGGTATTCCAGAAGGATCATTCGTTATTTTTACCGGTCAACCAAAATGCGGAAAAACTACAACTTCTCTGGATTTCTGCGCCACAGCACAAAAGAAAGAGTATGCTCACGGATCATTCAAAGAAGGTAGAGAAGTTTACTATCTTAATATAGAAGGCCGTTTAAAGAAAAGAGACTTAGAAGGTATACCAGGATTAAATCTAGAAAAGTTTAATATTATCGGATCTCAAGAAGGAAAAATTCTACACGCAGAAGAATATCTCCAAATCGGAGAAAGAATCATTAATGAAATTCCAGGATCAGTAGTTATTATCGATTCATATTCTGCTCTATGTACAGAGGCGGAAATTACTAGTGATATGGATAAGATGCAAAGAGCAGACGGAGCTAAGTTGTTAGCTAAATTTTGTAGAAAAGTATCTAATGTTATTCCTGTTAATCGAAATGTGGTTATAGGTATTACTCATCAAATGGGTAATCCTGGTATGGGACATAGTGAATGGAAAGAAAAGAGCGGCCAAGCCATTGCTTATCAAACAGATATTAAAATCAAGGCTAACTATTTTAGTCCTTGGAATTTAAGTACAGATAGTCCTCAAATTGGTCAAGAAATACATTGGCAAGTAATGTGCTCTGCTCTAGGTGCTCCTGGTGGTAAAATAACAAGCTATCTTAGATATGGTCAGGGAATCGATAAGCAGATGGAATTACTGACGCTCGCTGTAGATTTGGGGCTTGTGTCAAAGGGCGGTGCGTGGTATACTATATCATCTGTCGAGGAGAAACCCAAATTTCAAGGTCTTGAAAAAACGAGACAGTATTTGGTTGATCATCCCAAAGTTTATGATGATTTATGGACAAAAGTCAAGGATACTATGGGAATCAAATGCAAGTAAAAGACCTAGATGGAAATTCTTGTAACTGGCAATTGATTGGCAACATTGCGCATGGATCTATTCAAAATAAATCTAGTCTACATTTACAGGCTAGAAATTTAATCCATGCATGTTTTCCTACCTTACAGGTCTTGGAAGAAATACCAGTCAATATCAGAAGATCAGAAATACTTTATTTAGACTTCTATTTGCCACTTGTTAAGAAATGTATAGAAGTACATGGTGAACAACACTATAAATTTAGTAGATTTTTTCATAATAGTCCACTAGGATTTATTAGACACAAAAAAAGAGATCAAGAAAAAAAGGATTGGTGTGAATTAAATGGAATCAAATACATAGAATTACCATTTGATCAAATAGACCAATGGGCATCGAGGATAAAAAATGAACACTAAAGAGCAAGTTAACGAATGGGACAAGGTTCTTGATGAATACGAGAAGGGTATCGGACTAGGAACATATAGGGCCGACACTTTTCCAGAAGAAGAACTCAATAGTTATTTTCAGATGACTAGAGACGAATTAGAAAAAACAACACCAGAAGTTTGTGGAGAAATAGCTTATAGATTAGGACAGTTTGCATTTCATGTTCAGCGATCTATAAATAGAGAGCTATCCAGACTGAATTGGGCAGACGAGACCATTAAGGAAACTATAGCTGACGAAATCAATAACTATAAGGGGTATGGCTATATCGAAAAATCATTACAGGCCATTAAGCATAACGATAAGGCAGAAGCTTTAAACAAAATCAAAAAATATGCTAAGCAACGAAGTGATAGATTACAATATTTGGCAAATAGTATTAAGCATCTATCAGACATTATGTTATCTATTCAAAAGACAAAGGTGAAACATGGATCTCAATGAATTAATGAAAAATCCAGAACAAATACAAAATCTTATTCAGGTGCTACAGGCTTTATTGCCAAAAGAAACAGAGCCAAAACCAGTAGCTCCAGATGAAGAGGACGAGTATAGACCAGAATCTGTAATGAAAACAAAGAGCAAAAAAAGATCCAGAGAAGCTTCTGGTATTCCAAACAAATTTGAGAAAATGTCTGAATTCTCGATGCATAAA